ACCATTCAAGATAACTGAACTTTCCGGTGTTTTACGTACACGACCGCCTAAATAGACAAGTCCTGCATGAAGGTTAACCGTTACCTTTTTGTCTCCACCGACTTTTAAGTCAAAATCTAGTCCACTAACAATATCCCCGTCTGAAAAGACAGAGTCTCCTAATTGACCGATTGCATAGCTAACCATTGATTGCATTTCGTTCAGTTCACTATTTTGTAAAGGTCTATCCGGATTGAAAGCGACCGCAGTACGATTTTTAGTGGGGTCAAATCTATCATAATATGGTGAGCTGTTACCCATTGATACTGCCATTTATTTAGTCACATCCTTAATTTTATAATTCAATCATAAATGATTCTTTAACGGTTACTTCGGCTGTTCTTGATTGTGCGACACGGTTTTCATAAAAATGTAAAGTTCCTTGACTAGTTACACTTGAAGCCGGAACAGATGGAGTTGTCACACCTGCTTTAAGTACAGGGTCAGTAATAATCCCAACTTGACGGTATGAGCCTAAAGGTAAGTCAGTTCCATCTACGGTTGTTGTAATGTAAAGGTAGAACGTCTTATTCTTATAGGCGTTTGCCTCTGTGATAAATTCCCAAGTTTTACCTTGATAAGTAATGGTTGTTCCTGTTGGTTTCTCTGTGCTTTCTACAAAGCGACAAAGTTGCACATCTGTAACTTTTTTAATTCCGATTAATTCGGTTAAACTTCCTGTATCTACAGTTTCTTGTGGTGGATTCAATTCATCAGTCCAAGGTGATGTTTTACCTAATGCAAGATACATTGTAGGTCTTGCATGTAAGAGCCTAATTGCAGACGCAATATGGGCATTATTGGTTACGATTGCCATGTAGTTGTTCTCCTTCCAGTCTTAGCTGTTTCTAATAGATAATATAAGACAACCTATGTAAGTAAATAAAAAGTATGGTAATTAGCCATAAGACTATTATACCATACTTTTAGTGTTTATAATGGGCAACTTATTAACTCTTTGGTGCAATATCACGTAGTCGAACATTCTTAAGTTCAGTTAAGTTCATTGTTGAACCAGAAAGGAGTCCTTCTAAGTCAGCGTGATTATTCAGACTTGGCATGTAGTGGAAGTCAGTTGATAACGCACTATCTGTCATTGTGATATTTGTGATAATTGTTTCTCTGAAAATGACACTGGCTCCCAGAGTTGTTGTTGGTTTCTTATTTTGAATACTCAATTCTTGTCGGTAGGTATTAAAGCGTCCCTCTGTTTCGTCAGGGAACATACCGGCAGAAGCTAAGTTCTTCAATTTTGTATTTCCAATTTCTGATAAGGGAATCTCGGAACCAGATAACAAATCATGAAGGTTGAATGTACTAATAACCGTTAGGTAATCATATCCAGTCGATACGGGAATAGTTTCCTTGGCATTAGCACCACTAAATGTATGTGGTAAATCCTTATCAGCCCCATAGTAAACTCGCATAGAGGTTACTTTATAGGGTGCATTTAGATTAGCAGTTACCGTGTCACCGTTCATGTAGTAACCAGGTATCGTATAATGTCCGTTAGAGGCATATAAGCAGTCTTTAGTAATACTAGACCCATCTAGCATTGCAAACGTCATAGTCCCTATTTTAGTGCCCACAGCAGGCGGTGTACCAGAGAAGGTCATGTTAACATCACCCAATGGGAAACTTCCTAGTTCAGGTAGATTTAGAGTTGGATAGAAATGAAGGGCTAAGACAAGTGACCTATATCGTTCTGACCACGATTCACCATAGCTAATCTTCATTCTTAAATCTAACTCAATGTCTTGCCTTAATCGTGATGTAAAGGAAACTCCGAAGTAATCTAGTTTAGCCGTTGTTGCTTCTGTAAAATGATAACGGGTTAAGATAATCCCATTGTCATTAATATAATAGGCAACATCCTTAGTTGAAAAACGTCTAACCGCACTCGGCATGTTAATTTCTTCAATATGAGTATCAACGACTGTCCAAGATTTAGTATGCACATTATAAATATCTAAGGCAACCATATTTCCAACCGACGCTTTAAGTGAGGTACTTAAGGTCATTGTGGTAAATACGTGCGATAAATATTCGCTATAGCCAATTCCTTGTGCTTTAGAATCTTGCATAGAAAGTGGTGTGATACTATCCACGGTACTTAGATAGTCCCCAATAGGCGCATAATTCATATTGTCTACTGATAAATCATAACCAATTAGTAACGGTGTTGGGTACTTCTGGGTAATCTTCAAGTTGACAATCTTATAGGCTTGACCCAAGTCTAGGACAAGGGAAGTTGTTGCCCTATCATGGACGGTAATATTTGTTCCATTAGCAAAAGTTTGGACGGCGCCATTGGTGTCTCGGTAGTACCATTTCAATCCATCGTGTAAAACTTTACCACCCTCAACCGAAACACTCATACCCCCAAAATTAACTCCCGACAAAGCCTCATGGGTAGTTACTCGAATATAGCGATAAGCTTTATCAAACCGATTCTCGGGGAAGTTCTTAGCATAAAAGGTTACGGCGTCTAAAGCCTCATACAAGAAGTCGTTACTAGCTAAATCCGCTTCACCATAGCGCCCATCAAGTTCCTTAGTAGCGGTATACATATCTTTACTAGCTTCTACACCCTGTTTCCTCAAGGTAGCCACAGTATCGGTTGGTTTCACACTAATATTAACTTTAGATTTAAAGACTGAATTATAAGATTCTCGACCAGATTCAACGGAACCGGCTAGGACATCCAATGAATCTAGTAAACTTTTGTTTAGGTAAAACAATCCAGTTGCTTTGAAATCCTTAGTTGAATCCCCTAAGAACAATGTATCATTATGTTGAGATTTAAGACCCATCATCCACTCAACAGATAGCTTCAACCAGTCCACTTTAAACCCTTTTTGTAATCCGTCAATGATTGTAGCGTCTAGGGCTGTTCCAGGGTCGAAGGTAAAGTAAACCATAACACCTGCCGGTTTAAAACGGTCAACGATTTCAAGCATTTCTTCATAGCTGAAAGGTCGGCTGATGTGAATATTAATAATTGCATAACGGTAGTAAGAACCTTGCAAGAATTTATGGCTATCTAGGGCGCTGTCGTTTAGGTAGAAAATATCCCTAAAAGGCTCATAGATAAATATATTAGTGTCTTCTCCTCGATGTCTAAAGTAATCCTGTAAGGCGTCTATGATGGCGGGAATTGTTCCTCGTTTAACTGCAATATATTTGATAATACGTCTACGATAATGGTCATCGTTTTCATCGGCGGACATCCTAGGCAAGCCAACCATCTCTCCCCAAGACGTTAAGAAATCTCCAGTCGCAGTTGCTAGTAAGCTTTGAGCCTTACTCTCTACCATCTCTGTATTCGTTTGTGATAGGGAATTAACAACGGCACCGACAATTCCTGCATGAACGTCATCTCGCCCACGTCCACCTGCTTCCTGTTTAGGGGTTACCCAAAGATTCGGTAGGAATCTAGTAAAGAGTCCTCGATGGTCTTGGGTCATATGATTAATTGGTTCTGCCATTAGATTTCCTCCTCTTCTTTATTCGTATTTAATTGTGACTTTTCCTGCACGGATAATTTGGTCAGAATTAATAATTAAGTTTCCCTTTTGGTTCGTAACATAACAATCATAAATGATGTTGTCTTCAAAGTTCATGATTTCCTGAATGAGGTCTGCTAGGACTAAATCTTCGGAACCAGAAAATGAATTAAGGTAATTTCTAGTAAACTTATTCAGTTTATCCTTAAAGTCCTCGGTAATCAAATTTAAATCGGAAGCTATCACGGTAATATCTAAATCTACTTCTCGTTTTACCATCGGAAGAATATGTAATTCAATTCCTGCAGGTCGGTAATCTTCTTCAGCATTGACAACTTCTTGCCAAAGTGTATCGGGTAGATTACCATTCTTATCGTGGCAGTAGACAAAAGCTACCCCAGGTCGTTCGTCTACGTAAGCCCCTTGAATGCTATCAACACTCATGGCTCCCCATTTAAGAGATTTCTTAGTAGCACGCCCACGAGCTTCAATAAACATTTGGAATCTAGATTTCACACTTAGATAAGTTTCTTCTTCTGAACCAGTTAAGAAATCATGGGCGTTTGTAACCGATTTTACGTTGAATAGTGTTAAATCAGTTGTGTCAATCTTACCGGCTTCTGTATTTCCTTTAATTCCAGGTTCAGTACATTCTACATCTATGAATGCTGTCTGATTTCCAGGTTCCACCACATAAGCGATAAGGGTTGTA